GGGGGGTGGATTCGAACCACCTCCTTAGATCTGGAACAGACCTAAGTTCCGGGCATGTCTTGCGACATCCCCTGCCGAGTAGTTTACGCTCTACCCGAGCGGGCTATAAGGTAACCACCCTTGGTAACAAGGGAAACGGTAAGGTAGACTTCTCTATTGATCCAGAGAAACTTCGAACACACCAACCGAAGCTGGTGGCACGAGAGCTTCTCCCATGGGGGAGACCCCATGGGCTTCACGGTGCGTAACCGACTTCCTATCCACCCGAAACTCTAAAGAGCTAGGGATGAAGAGGAGGCGGAAGCCTTCTCCAAACTTGACGAGCTGCCTTGACGATCAAGACTTCTTCACTTGGTCAAACCAGCGTGGTAGGCAAGAAGCAATACCGACTTATAGCCATTAGGACTGCGTCCCATGGTCTTTTCGGAGGGTCTAGAATCAGAAATGATTCGGTGAGTATGGATTAGATCCAACACCTTTTACGGGTTAAGAGCCCGGGGGGCCCTCACAAGGGGTCCTTGAAGACCACGCGTTTGAACTATATTCTAACGAATTATAGTTAGGCGGGGAGACAAGGGTTGCTTCCCATATATCATCCTGGGTCGAGGAACCCATGAAACAATAAGTGGTAGTTCGCCGAGGCACTGGATAGCACCTCGGGACGTAGTGTTCGCTGGGAGTGCAGTACGATGTGCTGTACGAAACTCGAGCAAACTGCACGAGATTCCGTGGTCAGCCTGCCTTCCTCAAGGGATTAAACCCCTTTGAGAAGAAAGGATCCATCGTGCCAAAACTATTCAACTTATGCTTAATCAACTAATGTTTTTCAGCACAAGCAGAACGGTTCTGCAGCTACATACTCATTCACTATATCCAAAAGTGGATTGGGCCAAGGTAGATGCCGGGAAATACGCAATCGTGGATCCCGTAGAACCTACTGCCATCCTCTACGTCTCCGAAAAGGAGTACCTGCTTCAGATCAGGGTGCATCTTTCACAAGATGTCCCTTTGATAGTTCTTTGTCGCCCAGGCGATAAGGCACTAGATCCCAAAACTGGTTCACCAACAACAACTTCGTCCGATATTCCATCTTCTTCTAAAAACACCCCCCCCGGTAGTTTCTACCAAGGGCGTAAACTGTACGGTATACCGGAACTTTTTCCGGCCCGGACAGATTACTACGCAGCCCTTCGTCAAGGAGTAAAAGGCGATGGTAGCCATAAGGATAAGTTTCTTCCTAAGGCGCCATCCACCTTTGAGCCCTTTTCGAAAAAGCGACTAGTTGCTCTTAGAAATGAGTTGGATCGCAATCCACAGCACCCATGGCACCGTTTCTTGCGTTGGCATTACAGCCAATTATCGAAGTGGTCGGTTGCTCGTGATCCGCATGGCGCGATGGTGGTTTCACCATCACAAGACTCAGTGATGTCCTTAATCGTCGGTTGGGGCTTTGACCTCAACTTCAGATTAGGGGGACCCACTGAACCTCCACGCTCTTTGAGAGTTTCCCTTAACCAGCTGGCACAGGACCTGGTTCGTATTCTGAAGACCCGAGGGCGGAACGCCCTCATCTTAAAGATGAAGAACACGCTGTTCTTTCTCGATAAGTGGGTCGGAGGGGTCATGAACACAGATCCCTATGCACTAGGTGAGCCGGTAGGACTCGCCCGCTCCGGATTGCCACGTCTCATCCCCTTAGTAATAAGGAGACGGATAGCAGCAGGAGACGAGATCGCCATCAGACTGATGGCTACTCTTCTCTCTAGTTATAAGGCATTCGAAGGTGATCACCAACAGCAGGACCTCCAGTCAGTGACCGGTGGCCTACCACACATGGATACTCAATGTCTAGAAGACTTCCGGACATTTTGTAAAGATGTGTTTTGGCCCAAAGTTGTTGGACAAGCGGCTAGAGATAGTCGCTGTGAGCATCTTTTAGTTCCTAAACTAGCTATCACGGATGGAGACAGTCCTTATATCCCACTACGCGGAGGGCCCAACAATCGTGTCGGGCTCCTTGGCGCCCCTCTAGATTCAATTGCTTGGGGCAACGCCCCGGTCAATTGGCCTCTAGAGTGGTGTAAGGTAGTAGGTGACGAGCTCACCCCTCCCCTCTTCTCTCTATGTAGTAAACATGCACAAGAGTTCATGCTCTCCCGCGAGGGATATCGAGCTATATTAAGTCAACGACCTGATATAGAGGTATCCTCCCTGGCATTACTGCCAGAGCCCGCTGGAAAAGTACGTACAATTGCAATTGTAGACTACTGGACTCAACGGCTGATGAAGCCGGTGCATGATTGGATGATGTCTGTACTTGCCCTGTTGCCAGGGGATGCAACGTTCGCTCAGGAGGATTCTCTTGAGTCTTATGTTCGGTACTGCCAGGTCGAAGGAATAAATAAACACTATTCCATCGATCTGAAAAGTGCTACAGATCTCATTCCGATCACGCTTTATGAAGTCCTCTTAGAGGGAATTTGGGGAAAAGAGAAGACAGAGATATGGATATCTCTGCTCACTGATCGCTGGTTTAGGGTACCTGATGACGAACTAGTTCGATCTGATCTGAGAGGGTCCGTAGTAAGATATGGACGTGGACAACCCATGGGGGCATTGTCCTCGTGGGCGTCTATGGCTCTGGTGCATCATGCGCTAGAACTATTCTCAGCTCAACGAGCTGGTTTAGATCCAGTTACCTTTCAGGCCTACCGTATTCTTGGCGATGACAACGTCACCGGGAATGCGTCGGTCGCTGTGCAGTATCTCCAAGCTACACGGCTTCTTGGTGTTCCTACCTCGCCGGCAAAGACCCTTGAAGGGAAGCTCTTCACCTTCGCATCGCAGAAATTCTGTGATGGCGTAAACCTTTCTCCTCTTTCGTTGAGAGAAGAGTTAGGTGTGAAGACAACTCATCAGAGGTTGGAGCTGGCGTTACGCGCTGTGAAGCGTGGATGGATCAACGATAAGCCTACGATAGCACGTTTCCTCAGACTGCTCCTTCGGCAGACGGACTACGTCCGTTCGCTTCGGGACTGGTCTGGGGGGACATTGGGGAATGCGGCACAAGCGGCCTTGATCAGTGCCTTCGGGTCTGTAGGACGAACTTTGTCCGTCCTAGGACTCCGAGGGTCCGGGAAGGTGCCCTTCCTACTTGCTCTGCAAGGTAGGGTAGAGGCGTTAGCCGGAGATCAAGGCGCACTTGACGCCAAGACGACGTCTTGGCTAGAGGATATTGAGCTCTATTTAAGTCTCATCATGACTCGTCGAGTCGTGACAATTCTTAGACAAAGAGTCAATGCTCTCCGCGAGGCCTCAATCCGTTTCTCCGAATGGAGAGCCGGAATGAGGGACTGTGGGATTCTCCCACGGTCTTACCGGATGCGTCGAACTCGTTATATATTGAACTACCCAGAAAGGGGTTATCCCTTTAAGAGCTGTGGGTACGGAGGCGGCACGCCTCCATACTCACAAGGAGTATTACAACACCTAGATCGGGCCACCTGGCCTGTTCTAGAATGTAGTTATGCTCCTCTACTGGGTGTTTCAACTTCCAACACAGACGCCTCTGACTACTACACGGTCATCGGTGATGACTATGGAGAGCAGGGGTTTATGGAGGGAGTAGTCATCTCTCCAGGAGGTGACTATATATACGCAGGGGACAAGAAAGTATCTGTCCCCCGTGTTGAGTTAAAGGCACAAGCGGTCTTGGACCATGCCCTCTTTACTCTTAAAACTCTGCAGACTGCGGAGCTTGGGAGTTTAGAGAACAGTCCCATAGAAATGGTTGACTCTCTCTTCTTGAAACTTGCTACCCTCCCTCGTCTTCCAGAGTTTTTCACTCTAGACGATTTGGAGCCTAGTAAGGATCCGAAGGATGTTGACCACCTACGGGCCTGGGTACGCTCAATATCCGATTATCATCGGGTACTGAGGTTTCTCCCTATTGGGATGGACTTCTCGGTCGGAGCCACCGTGGCTCCTCCCGGGGACCTGGACCAGAACCTTGAGGCGATCCTCAATACCAGACGTGAGGTCCGCGCCCTTGGCAAACGACGTCTACCTTTGGACGGGTTACCCTTAACAGGGAAAACAAAGACCTTGGTCATGGGATAAAGTGACCGGCTCAGGCTTGGTAGCGG